GTCCCCGTACACTCGGATGGCCGTAGTTTTACCCGGCCATCCGGCGCTAGTGCGCTCTACCGCCATCCTGGCGATCGTCGCGAAGACGAGCGTCTGGATGGGAAAGGTTAGAGCTGACCCCATAGACGCGAACTTTCGAAGACTCACTCGTGAGCCATCGGGAAGTTCGCTAGTCATTGAGCGGCAGGACAAGATAGCTCCTAGGAGGTACTTGTGATCCCCGAACAACTCTTTGACTAGTCTAAGGCTGATGCGATCAGAGGCCTCGGAGAGGTCAATGGTCGCAAGAGATCCATCCACGCTACCGGCCTTGGCCAGTTGCATGTTGGGTTCTCTAAACTCGAATGACACCTGCGGATGTTCGTACATCCAAGCAGTAAACAAGGACATCAGCCCTTGCTGCACGAACTGGTTGTATACCGGTTCGAGTGTGATCACTCGAGGCGCCTTAGCCGTTTTAGGAACGCAGACCACCCTAGCGGGTGGTTCGCTTCCAGGGGGGTGCAGGAGTATGTCGTCGCCTTCATTTGCGATGTCGTACTCAAGGAATTCTGTGGAACGGAAGTATCTTTCGAGACGCTCCGTCCACTCCTTTCGGTTCCACTTCTGATTACTCGGAAGTTTTTCCGCGACTGCACCAGGACCGTGTTTCGCACCGGGTAAGAAACCGGTATGATACACATGACTTTCCATCCGTGAAAAGTCAGGTCCCCAGGCCTGTCGTGCTGCCCGACGGAACTCCGCGAGGAGATCCGCCGGGAGCACTTGACTGACCTGATTGTCCGTGTCGACGTAGCCATTCAAAGCGGCTTCTACCCTTTCGGGGGTAGGAAGCTCCTTGAGCTTCCCGTGCAGATGACATATCTGCCGGATTGCTCTGATGGCTTCGACGGACGGATGCACTAGCAGCACACCATCAGCATCGAACACTAGGGCCCAGAAGCCATGCAGGAATGCAGGCCTCTCATCGGTTTTGGATCGTTTCCTCGCGAGAGGATGACCCTTAACCAAAAGGCTTTCCACACCCAAGGACCGCTCGAAAGCGGTCCCGAGCTGTGGTAGCCAC